TTTCGGCTTGATATAATATTCCTCTTTATTGGACATAATAGTTATACTCTAATTATAATAACCTATTAAGATAAATCAACTACTAAAGTTGTACATCTGTATATTTGATCTTCTCCTTATCATAGATGGTCTTGCGCTTGTCACAATGAGCCTGTCCATACTTAAGTTGATCGCATATATCAAAGATAACCAATTTGTCTTTTGCATCATGCTTACGAAGTCCACGACCAATCGATTGCACAGTTCGGATAAATGACTTACCACCTGCTGCAAAAATAATATTGTGAATGTTCTTAACGTTTACTCCTGTTGAGAAAATTGCACTAATAGCAACACAAACAACATTAGTCTCTCGCTCCATTATTTTTTTGATCTTCTCTCTTTCTTCAACGTCAACAGAACCTCTAATAAAGTAAACCTTCTTATTAGTTAACTTACTAAAGTATTCTTCGAGAGTCTCACCATGTGCAATATGGTTAACAAGTATAAGAGTATTGTTATTCAACTTACCAACTAGTTTTTGTAGTAGGGAGTTTCTTTTATCACTTTCATAGATGTATTCAAGCTCATCTCTATAACCACTCGGTCCAGAGAAGTGAGGTGCAGGGCTATAACTAATGTTAAGTATTTTAATAACTACATTTGCAAGATGATCTTCAAGTCTTAACTCATAAGATGACTTCTCATAAATAACTGGACCTAACTTTCCAATAATGGACCACTTGTTGAGGTCGTCTTCTGGTAATGTACCAGTAAAGCCAAACTTATTAGGTGTTCTTATCTGTTGAACTATTTTTGAGATCTTATTACCAGCTGTAATCTTATGACACTCATCAACGATAAGTAGATCAATATGTCTTAACCATTCGTTATCTTCAAATCTACTTTGAATAATACCAATGTTAGCAATGATTACATTAGCGGTAAAGTCTGGCTTGGTCTGACCGGTCCACTTTGTAAGTTTATATGTCGTTCCGCTATTTAAAAACTCTTCATACGTTTGAGTTACTAGTCCTAAATCTGGTACAAGCATAAGACACTTAAAAGTATCTCTATCTCCGGATGCTCTAAAGAAGTTTTCAATCAGAGCTGCTGTTGTAAAAGTCTTACCAGCACCAGTTCCTAGAACACACGTTCCTGTTCCTAGCTTTATTGCCTTTTTAATAACCTCTTCTTGGTAATCGCGTAGAGTAAATTTAAAATCATTAACCATTTCTTTATCTAGACCAACTTTAATAGCTTTAGTAAGAGTAGGAGATACCTCAATGTCGATTTTAATTTGATTCTTAATCAGATATTGTCTAATTGACCAATATAGTCCTAACTCACAGTTACCAGTTGGTGTGATAACATACTTACGTCGTGGTGCAAATCGTGAATACCTTCTAGCGAATCGAGCAGCAGTATTTTCTACAGAGAAATTTTCACGTATCTGATCGAATAGATCCTTATCAGTGCACTTAACTACTAGCTTACAGGGTGTTTTGCCAGTTGCTTTTTTATAATCAAACGAAATCATTACATTTGCTCGAGCTTCATTATATCAATAGCGTTTTTAACATCAAACCCCATTTGCGATAGTACCTTTTCTACTTTTTCAAGATACTCTATAATGACATCAAGCTCTCTCATCTTATCATTTAGCTCAGCAAGTGTATCATGCCTTTCTGCTGCTTGCTCTGCTGCTGATTGAGTAAGTTTCACCGGAGAAGTGGCAATTACTTCTCTTGTAATGTTTTTCTTTAGCTCTCGTTTCTTCGCAAACGTTTGATTACGTGCGATCTTAGTCTTAATAAGTTGAGCTACCCAATAATGCTTTCTCGCTGGTAGTCGTAGCGATACTTCCTTAATATTGAAGTCGTCGAGAACTAAATCCTTACCAACCTCCTCGATATATTTTTTAAGTAGTTCCATCTATTACTAATATGATAATCTCCTTTAATGTTAAATCAACTGCAGCCTTGATATTTTTTCAACTCATAGTAAATATATGTATGCCGGGTGGAAAAGAGAAAGTTAATCCTTCAAACATTCTGAGTCTATATACAAGTCATGATACGGCTGCAACATTTATCGATAAAAATAACAAAGTTAAGGTATTAGAGTATGAGCGTTTTGTTAAACAGAGGTATGCTGCTTTTACCCAGACAATGAGTTATAGAGAAGGTTTAGGTACTACTGATGAGCAAAGAAAGTCATTTTTACAATATATTAAAGATAATATAAAGGGTGAAATTAAAATTATTATAATATCTGATCCGGATGTTAATGATTACGATATTATAAAGAGTTATTTTCCGGAAGCAGAATTCCATATTATTGGTCATCATGATGCACATGCCTCAAGCGGTTACTATACCTCTAATTTAAAAGAGGCAAGTATATTATCTTTTGATGGAGGTGGCTATGATGCAACTGATGGTGAGTGTTATACGAGAACTTATGTAGGTAAAGGTGATAATATAACGATAGTTAAAAGTTATAATTATAGTTTAGGTATTCCATACGGTCACCTCGCATCTTGTATAAAGGAGATTAAGCCTGGTCCAGATTGTGATAAGCACTCCCTTGTTTACTCTGGTAAGATTATGGGTCTTTGCGGTTATGGTAATATAAGACCGGAATGGATTGCTGCAATGACTTATTATTATACAACTATGCAGCAAGTCAGTATACCTCTTAATCAGTTAGGAGAAAGTATTGGTTTAAATTTAGATTTCAATTCGATAGAAGGTCAAGATGCATATGATCTCGCTGCTACATCACAATATGTTTTTGAGCAAAGAGCTTTTGCTATATTAAATGAAATGTTAGCTCAAGGTACATCAAAAGATATAATATTAGTTGGTGGTTGCGCATTAAATGTTTTGTTTAATCAAAAGTTATCTCAAAGATTAAAAGATATCGGTGGTACTCTTACTGTACCACCATATCCAAATGATTGTGGGTTAGCGTTAGGTCAGTTTTTATCTTATACTCAAAAGAAAACAAAGGTATCTGCTTATGCAGGGTTTGATATTCTTGATAGAGATAAATTTGATGATTATAAAGAGAAATATAAAGCAACTAAATGCAGTATTAGCAATCTAGTAGATCATATTAAGGATGGGAAGATTATTGGAATATTGCAAGGTGAATCAGAGATAGGACCTAGGGCATTAGGTAATAGAAGTATTATATGTGATCCTTCTATTAAGGATATGAAAGATATTCTTAATTCAAAAGTAAAATTTAGAGAGTGGTATAGACCGTTTGCACCTGTATGCAGACTTGAAGATAGTGATACCTATTTCAATGATGTTTTTGAGTCTGACTTTATGAGTTATGCTCCTACTGTAAAGAAAGAATACAGAGAAGTGCTCCCTTCCATTACCCATATAGACGGTACAGCGAGATTGCAAACAGTATCGAAAGGTGGACATAAACTTTTTAATAATATATTAAAAGAGCTTAAAAGGCGAGATCAAATACCTGTTATTTTAAATACATCCTTTAACATTAGAGGTGCACCTATTCTAACTACTATAGAAGATGCATTGTTTTGTTTAGACAATACAGAAATGGATTTTGTTTATATAGAGGGTTTTATTTTTAAAAAGAAGAGCTAGTGTATAAATAATAATATGGGTAAAACATTTGCTAATCATTTCGAAAAAATTATTGCTGAAGATATGACTACAGCAGATGCTGGTGTAGGTTCTACCAATGTATCTGGTGAGCCTAAGCAAGGAGACTTTTACGCTCCTGATGATACACGAATAGCTAAACCTCTTGGTAAGGTCGCGACTAGGCGAGGTACAGCTGGTAGCAGAGCTAAAACAAAGGCGGCGGCGAAAAGAAAGATAAGTAAATTAAGATCTAAAAAGAGAAAATCAAAAAAGGTATATCTGCCTGGTGATTAAAAAATGGCTGATCTTGGTCATTGGGAAGGTCTTCTTACAGAAGCAACACTTCCATTTGGTTTTGTTTATAAGATAATAAATCTTACTAATGATAGAAAATATATTGGTAAAAAACAATGTCTTACGTTGAAAAAGAGACCACCTCTTAAGGGTAAAAAGAACAGACGTATATCTGAGATTGAGACGGACTGGAAAAGTTATACCTCATCATCGAAGGAACTTAATAGAGACATTATAGAGTTAGGAAAGGAGAACTTTAAGTTTGAGATATTATATTGGTGCAATTCTAAAAGCGAGCTTGCATATTTAGAGACCTTGCTACAATTTAAAGAGAGGGTACTTCTAAGGGATGACTACTACAACGGCATTATAAATATTCGCCTAGGTAGAATTAAATTATCTCAACCAATACCTAACTTATAAGGAA